ACCATTTCGACACAATGCTGCGACAAAAAGGTGGGAAAGTGGACTTGGCAATCCATGAGTACACCGATCGTTATACCAAAGCCAAGCATAGGAGAAATCCCATGACTGGCGTTGGCGTTTCTGTTCAGGACGACAATCGACGCAGCATGGCTGGTGGTACTGACTACGTATGGGGAACTCCGGTTGCTTATTTGCGTGGTGGTTCTGCCCGTCGAGAATTCATGGAGGTGATGGAAGTCAACTTCACGAAAGCTCAAATTGCCGCGATGGTTAAGAAGTGGGATGAGGACGGGAGACCGCAAGGCCCGCCACCCCCCACGAATCTTGACTCCGTGGTCAATACGCTAAACGCGAAAATGAGAGAGCTTGATGAAAAGATAGCTCTGACTGTTGCGCCGGTTCAGGCGCCAGCAAGTGCCCCAAAGAAAAGGAACAATTCTCGCTCTCGGAAACGGGAACAGAAACGTTCTAAATCTTCGGATTCCGACGCGTCAGGTCGATCTCGTTCACCATCTCCCGCAAGGGGGGTGTTGAAGAAGAAGAGGCCCCAAGAGGGTGATCTTGGTTTCCTGGACGACGCCGAAGTTGCGGAGGCGATAGCGCAAGCTAGCGCCGTGAAAGTCGCGAAGGGAAACCAAGCTAAAGCTGTTTCATTCAAGAAGGAAGCTGCGGTTAAAGCTGAGGTAGCAACCGAACACGTGCCAACACCAATTTGGGCGTTAGAACACGCAGTGGTCTTATCTTGTTATCGCGACAATGACATCCTGTTTGGTACAGGTTTGGGTGTCATTCATGCAGCACATGTCATCACAGCAAAGCATGTACCTTGCGCTAGTGGTACTGTTAATGTGAAAGTGCGTCTAACGCTTACTGGGCCCGTCCTCCTTGAGGCTAAAACCTCGGAGTGGCGTTATCCAGCGGATCCGTCCGTGGATTTGGCTTGGTTTGCGATTGGCAATCATGATCTGAAAACATCCCACAAAGTGAAGATGCAAGCTCCCAAAGTCGGAGGTTTATGTATGGTCCTGGACCGGTTCCGGGACGTACTAGCCCCTGGCGTTATTGTTAACGACCATAAACACAATGCTGATACCGTGTACGGAGTTTCTGGATGCGGTGTTTGGCAGGGACAAACATTGGTTGGTATACATTTGGGTGGTGACAAAGAAAAGAAGATAAACGATTTCATACCTGGTGACGTCGTGATGTCTCATGTAACCGGAGTACGCGAGTTTGGCGCTTGGGATTGGCAAGGGTTTTTGCGTTTGCATAACATTAAAGAAGTCGATGGAAAATCGCGCGAGTTTACTCGGCATTTCCACGATGATAGTTTTGTTACGCGGATGCCGAGACATGCTGGTCAACAAAAGTGCTATGAAAATGAATTGTATGCTCAGTATTTGCGCGATCAAACGATCGTCGATCCGCCAGCCGGCAAATATCGCGTGCCGGATATGTCAGCGGACGCCTCCTATGCGGAGGCAGCGAAATACATGTCTCGAAAAGGGCATGACGATTTGGGTGATGAGTGGCAACTTGCAATTCGTGCCACCGTTTCCATGCTACGGCCTTTCTTGCAGAAAGCCGTTAAATTGAGTACGCAGGAAGTTTCGAAAGAGATGATGCGGGAAGAGCTCAGGCCGGAAACGACAAAAACATTTGATCCTCAGGGTGGTGTTGGCTATCCGTGGAATACCCAATGGTGGACCAGTTTGGGGGTCCATAATAAACGGGATTTGTTGTCAAAATATCCCGAAATCTTCTTCTCGCGTTTGCAAACTTGGAGACAGGCGCTGGTGTCGGTCGTTCCGATTCCGGATGTCTTCCTCAATGTCGCGAAGTTGGAGGTTCGATCCAAAATGAATCCTCGGACCATCAATGGTGGACCGATGTTTCTTCACACCGTTCTCAATGAGTATTTCTTCGAACAGGATCGTTTGTTTGCTGCGGCTAACAACGAGATCTGGTCCGCCGTTGGTATGTCGTCGTACCGACGTGGCTGGGATCGAATGATTAGGTGGTTGAAACGCGATGGTAAAGTTACGTTCTTCGAATCAGACGTGTCTGGTTGGGACCGATCGTTATCCGCTCAAATCTTGTGGGATTGCCTGCGAGTTCGTATCGGATGCATGGGTTACACCTTAACACGTGAACAATTCGTTGAAATTTATCGTTGTTATGAAGGAATGATATGTGGATTTATTATCTTGGAATTCGGAGAAATCATCCGTACAGATGGTGGTCACAAGTCTGGGGGGAGTCGCACTCTCACGGATAATACCATCATCCATATCATGATATTGATGCGTGCCATCATCAAAATGCACAAAAGAGCCCGGGTGCAGTTCGACGCAGGTGCTATTGACAAGTACTTTCGCGTTAAATTGATGGGAGATGATTCGTTGGGGTCCATTGCTGATGGATGCCCTTGGTGGGATTGGCATGAGTTGGAACTCGCCTACCAAGAAGTCGGTTTGACACTTAAGTACATACGGCGGTCGAAAGACCTGCATGAGTGTTCATTCCTCTCGCGACAAACTGTCGTGAAAGAGGGGGTGTATTTGTCCGTTCCTGAAGAGGAAAAAATAAAATGCCAACTATTGTATGGCGACCGTCATCGACAGGTCGAGTACATGTATGTGAAAGCGTGCTCTATTCTTCTGGAGTGCTATGCACATCCCCTGCTTTGGCTTCACGTCTCAGGGTGGTTGGACCGGTTGGAACGTTATCCTACGTTGCGGGCTGAAAGGCCCTTCATGCCTTGGTCGGAGATCAGGGAATGTCGCTTGAATCAACAGCGCGTACGGATGCTTGTGACCGGGAATGAGCTAGGGTTGGTTGCATTAAATGACGAGCCAACCAAAAGTTCAATCGGGGGCGTTACGACAATAGCCCCCAAATTGGTGAAGAAAGTGAAGAGTCTTGAGCGTAAGGGCGCTAAGAAGATTGCCAAGCGGGAAATTGGCAAAGCATGCAAATACGTTAAGAAGAAAAAGTTGTGGTCTGTCGCGGCCGAGGGTATGGGTTGGTCCGCGGGCTATGATTCGAAGAAGGGATTCCGGGGTCATTACGGTCCCGCCGTTCAAGGACCGGCGTCTACTTCTGCTCTGCCAGCTGCTTCGGCTCACCAGTCGAAGCGCTGGTATCGCCGGCAAACGCTGGGAAATGGTGATATGATAGTGGAAGGTTGTCAACAACTATGTTCCATAGGATCCGATACCAACTCGAACGCCAACCCGTTCTTGTTTGGTGGATCCCGTGTGAACACTATTCTTTTATCGCCAGATACGATCGGTGGGCAAATGGCCACCGATGCTCGTAACTATACGCAGTTTAAGTTCTTGGGCGTGAGCCTGGAGCTTATGTCTACGTATCCGTATACGGACACCAATGGCATCGCCATTGCGTATAATGTTGACCCAGCTCAACAATCGTATCAAACGCAATCCTATGCGTCCATTCAGGGAAATAAGGATGTCCTAATTCAATCTCGAAAGAGTGCAAGTGTGACGAAGTTGAACTTCACACAATTGAATAAGGGCCCGGTGAAGTCGTATTATACCGAAGCAGATATTTCGACTGTTTCACTGGAGCGTCAAACAAACCAAGGTGAGATCACCGGTTTCTTTCAAGCGGTGGATTCGAGTAACACTACGGGTGGGGAACTGCTCATTGTGTATTCGATGCTACTAAAAGATCGAACGTCGGATTATGGTTTCACTATGGTGTTGCGTGATAAGGAGATGGCAAGACTCTGTCTCGGGGCGTATATGACTGAAGAAAAACGCCGCTTCGAAATTTTCTTCAAGGACAACAAAGACATCAAGGATGTTAAAGATTTGTCCGTTGACCAACAGGAGCGATGGTCCTCTGAGCGGTCTAAGTGGATGCGTTCGCGTTTCCGCCTGGCTCGGGATTTTTACTCTTTTGTTGGGGTTCCAATGATTGGTAACTCTCCATTGGTTGCATACACCGCTATTTGTGATAGCGCGGGTAAGCCATGTTATGGCGCCGCCGGATCTGGCAATACCACGATATCGGGCATTTTGCCTTTGATGACGTTGGGTATGGGTTCGGATGGTACGTATGCACGAACAAACCTGATGGTGCCGGACTCGGATACCCGTTTCGGAACCAACAATGCCGCTGTTGCGGGTTACGTCTATGGCGGATCCGCTAATCAGCTGGCAACTGTAAATGTTCATACCACTGGGTCTTTAGTGACCGTGGTGGCGACCGCAATGTCAAGTGCATCTACGAGCGTGGGTTCAATCTCATCGGCTCAGGTGCCTCCTTCTTTGCAGCGCCAAATGGCTCGTAATCGCGTTGCTTCTGCCGGTCGTCGGTCCCCTTGTGGTTCCGATGATGATACGGCAGTTGTGGTGAGTGACCGCGTTTTGATCAATCAACTGGAGGAAGGACTGAGGTCCCCGTCCCGTTCAAGATCGCTTCCGCGAAAGGTAGCTCAGATCGTTAAGGATCCGGATTTTCAGCCATCTGTTTATAAAAAAGACCAAGGAAAGTAGTTGGAGTTTTGACAGTGTAGCTCTCCTGCTACAATCCCCTTTTTTTTGTGAGTAAAATCAAATAAACAAAATAAAAACTGTGACATCGGATGTAAGTCGTTTAAACACTTTAGTGCAGTACTTGGCCGAAATGACCGTGGATTTAAATCGATGCAGCAATGCATCGTTGTTCACCTGACTTTTGGTTGTACGGCTTTAGTGGGTTATTGTAACTTTGACGCTGAACCGCTGTGTAAAAGCT